ATTCCCATTGGGTTCAGGTCAATTATAGCAGACCTGAGATGCTGTTGTCAAGACCCTTCGTTATGTTCTGTGTATATTCGTATAAGTTCGTCGTCTGCTGGTATCATGACTGCTATGTTATCTCCGTTTGAGATCCCTATTTGCTCTCCACCTTCAACTCTGGAGATCAGTTCGTCCCAATGTTCTTGCCAGTGATCCACAGTGTAGATTTTCATCGTTGAGTTTATTTAGGTTAAGTATATCACACCTTTTGGCAAATTGCAAGGTCTGCATATTCGATCTGATCTTCTTCCAAATTGGCAGTTACAACTTCGAGGACATTCATAAATTGATCGACAGTATCGCACTCTACGAACTTCTCATCTCCTTCGCTGCTGAGCAGAAGGAAAGAGCGAGAGCAAATGTCGATCACAATGCCTTTGACGTACTCGTTCATGCTGTTCCGTTGATTACCCCCATATTATAGGGCATCTGGACCGGGTGGTCAAGGGGTGTGTGCCAGTCGGGTGAGTGTCCTAGACCTTCTCAGTTGATAGGTTTCCATCATCGTCAACAACGAAACGATACTTAACTCCGTTTTTAGAAGTTATGATATTTCTATCTTCAGAAAGTTCCTTGATTGCCTCAATTAGGAGAGGAATTACTTTATAATAATCAACCGCAAGATACCCATTATCTCTTTCAGTAACAGCTTCTGGCAGAATTTCTTTTATTTCTTGTGCAATAACACCAACATCATGACCAGACTTATTGGAATTTTGATTCCAATCGAATGTGTTACCACTAATTGATATTACCTTTGCCAAAGGATCATCAATTGGAGTGATATTATCCTTTAATCTTTCATCAGAAGTATAGAATGCAGTAATATCACCAGTTACATTGAGATCTCCGGTAATTAAAACACCAGTATCTGTTGCCGTAATTGCATCTCTGGCAACTGTTGTTTGATCGAAGACATAAACGACACCGGCAGCACTAGTACCTCCAATCTCATCATTGAGAGCAGAAGCAATAACAGACTTACCATCTGCACTACATGCCACTGCGTATCCAAATTTATCAGCAAGATTAGTAGCATAAGAACCGGTTATAATACCTACTTTATTAAAGTTATTTCCCTGACGATTAAAAACATGAACAATGCCAGTAGTAAAAGTAGATGAATATTCATCATTGGGAGCACCAACAAAAATAGTCTTACCATCGGCACTACATGCAACTGACCATCCAAAATAATCATGATTATCAGCATATTCAGTTCCTGCTGTTAGAATACCTACTTCATTAAAATCATTTCCAACACGATCAAAGACATGAACAGTGCCTTTAGTAGGATCACCGGTCCCAGACTCATAATAAGCACTACCAATAATAGTCTTACCATCGGCACTGATTGCTACTTCGCGTCCAAAGTCATAGCGCACGGTATCGTAAGATGCTGTTAGAATACCTACTTGATTAAAATCATTTCCAACACGATCAAAGACATAAATTGCACCTACATCAGTTACTGTTACGCCACTTTCATCACCATACGCACCAACAGCAATAGTCTTACCATCGGCACTGGTTGCTACAGAATATCCAAAATAATCAAAAACAAATGCACCACTTGATACTGTTAGAATACCTACTTCATTAAAATCATTTCCAACACGATCAAAGACATAAACTACACCTCCGCCATCAACACTATCAACACCCTTCTCATCCAGAAGAGCACCAACAACAATAGTCTTACCATCGGCACTGGTTGCTACTGACGATCCAAAATTATCACTATTTTGAGAAGCATAAGATCCGGTTAAGATACCGACTTCATTAAAATCATTTCCAACACGATCAAAGACATAAACAAGTCCACTATTCGACTCCGATCCTGGTAATTCACTATATTGGTTGCCAACAACTATGGTTTTACCATCGGCACTACATGCAATTTCTTGTCCAAAATAATCGCTGCTACTGGTAGCATAAGAACCAGTAAAGAAACCTACTTGACTATAAGTATTTCCTTCACGATCAAAGACATAAACTGCACCTACATTTGATAATGAATTAGTATCATGATCGGGAGCACCAACGATAATGGTCTTACCATCAGCACTGGTTGCTACTGTGTGTCCAAATTCATCGTTAGAGTTAGGATTATCAAGTTCTATAGCACCTACTTCAATATAAGTTGATCCAATACCTACAAGATTATAAGATCCATTTGATGTTTCACTATGACTTGCATAATCAGAATAATGAGAGAAAATACTTCTATCGGCATTATCTGCAGTTCCTTTAATATCACCCTTTACTGTTAAATTAGATTCTATAATTATATTTTTTTCATCTATAGTCCTTAAAAGTGATTTTGTATTTACATTTTGATCGAAAACATAAACAAGACCTTGTTCACTATTAATCTCATCATTGTAAGCACCAACGATAATGGTCTTACCATCGGCACTGGTTGCTACAGAATGTCCAAAATAATCACCAGTATTAGAAGCATAAGATCCGGTGAGAATTCCTACTTCATTAAAGTTGTTTCCCTGACGATTAAAAACATAAACGAGACCAGAACCATTGCCAGAACCAGGATACTCATCACTTTGAGCTCCTACAATAATCGTCTTACCATCGGCACTACATGCCACAGAGATCCCAAATTGATCATCATCATCGGCATAAAAACCTGTTAAAATTCCTACTTGATTAAAGTCATTTTCAACACGATCATAAACATAAACAGCACCAGGTTGATTAGCAGAAATAGAACTTCTACCAACAAAAATAGTTTTGCCATCAGCACTAGTTGCTACTTCATTTCCAAAAAAGTAGTAATTATTACTGTCAAATGCTGTTAAAATTCCTACTTCATTAAAATCATCTCCAACACGATCAAAGACATAAACTGCGCCTGAAGATGTATGTCCCGAAAGATCGTCATGACCACCAGCACCAACAACAATAGTCTTACCATCAACACTACATGCAACATCCTGTCCAAAAGAATCACCTGCACCTTGATCAGATGCTGTTAAAATTGCTACTTCATTAAAGTCATTTCCAACACGATCATAAACATAAACAAGACCATGACCAGTAGTGCCAGAAGTTTCATCACCATAAGCACCAACAATAATAGTATTACCATCGGCACTGGTTGCTACTGACCATCCAAAGTAATCAAAAGATTCGGTGGCATAAGAACCAGTTAAAATTGCTACTTCATTAAAGTCATTTCCAACACGATCATAAACATAAACAAGACCATAACCAGTAGTGCCAGAAGTTTCATCATCAAAAGCACCAACAACAATGGTCTTACCATCGGCACTGGTTGCTACTGCTTGTCCAAAATTATCATAATTATCGGTAGAATAAGAACCTGTCAAGACACCTACTTGACTATAGGTATTTCCTTCACGATCAAAGACATAAACTGCGCCTGAATCTGTTGCATTACCATCACCAAAGCGATCTCCAACAACAATAGTCTTGCCATCAGCACTGGTTGCTACTGACCATCCAAAACTATCTGCAGAAGATGAATTTGCAGTAAGTATTCCTACTTCATTGTAAGAAGTGTTTGCAATACCTACAATACCGTATGCATAATTTGATGTTTCACTATGACTTGCATAATCAGAATAATGAGAGAAAACACTTCTATCCGTTGCTGTTGGAGTTACTGTCGCAACACCACTTGAAGTAGAAAGTAATACATTAAATCCTCCACTAAAATTAATTGTTGCTGCAGCTCCAACCGAAGTTCCATTTGATTGAAGTTCAACGCCAGTGCCTACACCAATAACACCAGTCAGTAAAGATCCATCACCCTCAAAACTAGCAGATTGCAATTTTCCAGTACTTGAATCATAAGTTAAGTTGGCATTAGTTTTTGGTGGAAGAATTCCATTAGATGCGGTTACAAAAACTATATTACACTCGGCATCAGTACTTTCTTCGGTAACATTAATATTAGTTGCTGTTATATCACCAACAATATCACTACTATTAACTGTGCCAATAAATCCACCAGTTGCTGTTATAATTCCGGTGACGGCAATACCTCCATTAGATGGAGTAATGGTCACACCAGTGCCTACAGATGTGATACCAGATATGAATGTATCTCCACTTGATGAAATCGTTACAGCCGCACCAACTTTTATAGTTTCACTGACTGATGCAATTCCAGTAACTTGTAAATTACCACGAACATCTAATTTTGCTTCGGCACTTGTAGTGCCTATTCCAACAGAACCGGTTTGTCCAATAGCAATAACAGCACTATCATTTCTTATACCAAAAGTAATAGGAACATTAGTTTGTGCTACAGTATTAGTTGCATAAGTATCAACAATAATTGTATTTCCAACAATATTTGAAATCTTCGTGCCAACTGTATGGAATCCAGATTTTACTTCTTGTCCCAATACAATACCAGATCCAGATATTGTGATTCCAGTAATTTCATTGGTACCCAAACCACCAACAGGAGCAGCAAGATCTCCAGTATTTGTATTTACAACTGGTATAAATTCGTTCCGTGATCCTATTTGAAGTCTATCAACAGGAGTTCTTGTTGCAATACCAACTTTAACGGGGTCAATAGTATCCACGATATCAGGATCATTACATAATATCAAATCACTTCTGATATGAACACCACCAGCAACAATTAAAGCACCATCATTATTACCAGTGGTTGGTTCAGTACTATTAATTTGCAGTTCGCTATCAGTAACAATTGTATTAGAACCACCTTGAGCATTAATAATTAAATTTCCAGAAGTTGTATCTATTGTATTAGAAAGATTTCCACCAAGACCACCAATCTTAATATTAGAAATAGTTGATGCAGAAGAAACATTTAATGTATCGGTTTCTACATGACCCGTTACATCAATACCATTTTCCGTTACTTCTAATTTTTCAACTCCATTATAGTATAGATTTACATAAGTATTATAATTATCTCCACTATTAACATGTGTCACTCTCATGGCAGTGCTTATGCCAAGATTATTATCAAAAGAAACGAAGTCTAATGTCTTACCACCACTAGAATCTAACCCAACATATGTTTTGGTGAGTGTAGAATCATGGTAAATTCGTAGGTCGGCAGTTGTCCCTACACGAAATTCTGCATTATCATAAGCATATAAAGAGTTTTCACTCACATCAAAGTAAATATCACGACCAGCAGTATTTCCATCAAATCTTACATCTCCATGAAACTCTGATGTGCTGTGATCAACATATAATCTACCATCTATACGAAAACCACTGATATCTGTATATGCTTTTCTACTATTATTATAATAAAGATCTATGCCAGCATCATCGTTACAAATAATACTATTTTCTCCACTTCTTGCCTGAATATAAATGTCTGAATTAATATTTGACCCAGCATTTCTAATATAAAAATGTCCGGTGTTGTTTTCAATATATCCAGTAGTGCCATTATGATATATTTCTAAATCAGAGTCAGTGCCTGCAGCAAACTTGGCATTATCATCAAGTATTAAACTATAAGCACTCTTGTCCCAGTGAAGATCATAGTTATTATCACCTTTAAATAAAACATCACCGGCAACATCTAAATTAACTGTCGTAGAATCTCTCTTTGTCCTTGGATTTACTGTGCCAATACCAACATCACCAGTGCTAGTAACTACAAAGACATCATCTCCCTCGTAGGTAGTTTCTGGTATGGTGGCATCATTTGCAACAGAAGTTATATACCTGCCAGTAGCTAAAAGAGTGTTATTAAAGTATATTCTATACCCATTACCAGTAAAAGAACTCCATTGAGTTCCTTTTGTTTCGTAATTACTATTTCTAACCGTTAGTGCTGTTCCGGCAGAAGGCACATCATATACAAGAGTTCCAAATATATCCTGCAGTCCAAATGGAGAAGCTGCCGTTCTCAATTGAACTAAATCTCCTGCACTATAATTATCACCTATAGCACTATCTAAAGTTAATTTCTTTGTTGTATATCTTTTTCCATCTACTCCAACTTGAAACTTCTGTGCCGGATCATTAGTACCAATACCAATAAACTCATTATAAGGATTGAAATTTAATTCATTATCACCCTGAACCAATCCAGTAGTGCCATGAAACTGAATATTACCAATTGTTCCACCAGCACCAGTAATAATAGATTCCAAACGAACCCAATCTATTGTCCCAGGATTTCCTGCTCCCTTCGCAAGAATTTGCCCGTCAGTTCCTGGATCACCATCACTATCATAGATAGTTGCTCCAACTTTAATGCTACCACTTACATCAATATCTCCTGTAACATCTAAAGTATGTGCAGGATCACTACTATTAATACCTAATCGTGTATTAGACTTATCCCAATAAACACTAGCACCATTAAATTCCCCATTATCATTAAATATTAATTCTTTATTTTCAGAAAAGAATTGTGGAGAAACAGTTATGTCTGCTTTAACTCCAGTCTCAATAATCGAAGATAAAGAATCTACGGTTAATCCAGTGGTTACTCCATCCTCATAAATTTCATCACTTGCATTTTGAGCAAACGATCCCTCAACATTAGTGACAGTAACATATCCAACTGTTGTTGTAGAATATTTTACAAAACCAGTAACATTATTGTTACCCTGTGTAATACCTAAACCAACAGAAAAACTATGATTGCCACTTAAAGTTAATGTTGTTTCTTTAAATGAATCTGATGTTGCAGTTATAGCAGCACCAATAAAATTGAGTTGAGTTATACTACTAATATTACCAACAAGTTTAGTAGATTCATCATAGACAGTAATAGATCCTGGAATGATTCCACCCTCAACAGGAATCCAATATCTTTCTCCAGGATATCCTTCAACGGAAACTATTTGATATCTTGTACCAGCAGGTGGAGTGTCTTGAAATGTCCCGGAAAGAGGATCACCTAAATTTGGTTCAGTTTCATTAAGTCCAAGATAACGGTAGCGATCCGTAGAAATTGCTACTTTGGATTGTTCTTTTCTTTTTACTCTTCCGCTTAAATATTTTGCCATTGTTATGCAAGACTATTTTCAAGAATACTAAGGGTTAATTCCAATCTTAAGGGTGCTACTTTTCCTGTTCCACTAACATGATTGTGAGCAATGCCAACACTCTTACCAGAATTTACTTCAAAAGTTGTTGGAGTATTTGATACATCTACAGTAAAACTTCTCTGTGGTGAGGGGAAAAACGTTGTGGTTATTCCGTATCCATCTCCCGTACAAGTGAATTGAATATCTGCCATAGTAATCTCATCACCAACTTGGAATCCATGAGGAGTTGTGGTAGTTACAGTAGTTACCCCATTAGGAGCATGATATTCAACACCCTGAATATCTCTGACACCATGCTGATCACTAATAATAGTCAATGAATCCGATACAGCAGCAGTTCTTTCTAAGACTAATCTTCCATCAATAAGAAACAATGTATCATTCGGTAGCACCTCAATATCTTTTACAATTCTCGTATCTCTGGTATTACCAAATGTTCTTGTTCCCGTGGATTTTCTTTGGTGCGTAAACGTTACTGTTGGATATGAAGTAGTCGTTCCTAAACCAACATTTGAAACTCCGGCATATAATACAATAGCACTTACACCAACAGGAGTTGTATATACAGTATTAATTCCAGGTGCAACCGGTACTGCTACAGTTATAAATTTATTTAATGGTGCTACTGCCATATTAATTTAATGCAAGTATTAATGGTGTAATTTCTGCCTGAACTGCTCTACTAAAATCTCTACCTCTAATTGTTGACGTTGTTTGGTCGATTTGTATCCCCTCTCCTATATCAAAATTTCCTTTTTGGTCGGTGCTAGTAAACGGAATTTGTGCTCCATCTCTGGCATCAACTTCATTAGCTTTGATTGGAACTGCACCCTCAAAGGGTAACGCACTATTTATAGTGGTCCCAGTACCAATGTATTCAAATGAATGTGAAGATGTAAGAATACGACTTATTCTTGCAAAATAAATTGGATCTCCTTCAAATAATTCATATGGTATAAATTCATTAAAGGTTATAGTCGTCATACCCACAGAATTGAAATCGCCCGCTTCAGAAACTGTATAGTAGATAGGTTTCATGATAGCAGTCGCAATTCCAGTATTTCCATTAATACTAACAACTATATTTTGAGTTGGAAGATAATTTCTACCATTACTAATTAAATTAATTTGGGTAATGGATCCTCCTGCACTTACAGTTGCAGTTGCTTGAGCAGCAATAGATTGAGGACCTTTAGGTTCAACTAAAGTATCATCAAAATCTTCTATAATCACATTAGGAGGAGAAGCAGCACTAAATCCAGAGTTACCAGTAGCATTAGGTATTAAATCAATTCTCTCAACTTCTCTCATAGGAGATGGAAGTATTGTGCTTCCACTTGGTGGAGTTGCATCTGGATAGTTTGCAAGATCAATCGCAAACCAAACTGCCTGCCCATCAAAAGGTCTTTGATATACATTGGATCTGTCGGTAACAGCAGTGCCAACTATAATATCGGTGTTATTAAAATCATAAGCAACTCCAGCAGTATTAGAAGTAACAAAACCAGTGTATTGAGTTGCTCCCAATCCAACTGCAACCAATCCATAATTTCCAAAGGAAGAATTAGAATTAGTCAAATCACACTGAGCACCAGTATCAGCATAAATTCCTATATCATTATTAATTGTAAATATAGAAACTAATTGGGCATATGCTTCATTGGTAAGTGATACTCCAATACCTGCTTCATTGTATTGAGTAAATGAATCACAAACCATTGATTTCAAATTAGCACCATCACTTGATGCTGTGGCATGATTACCATCAATCTTCATGCCAATACTTTTGGTCATGAAGTTTGTGCAATTTCTAATATATGGACTTCTCCATCTTCCCGTAGGACCTTCTGTTGCTGGTCCAACATCAGTAAATCCACTTACCGCTTGATATGCAGTCCCGGCATCAATGTCTGTTTGTGTTGGAGGAAATGCAACTGCTCCTCCTCCAGTATTTGCAACACTTACTCCATTGTCATTTGGATCTCCATCATTATTTTTACAGGCAAAATTCAAATTCTCAATGAGACATCCTCTTCTTACATGAAAAATATCACGCATCAAATTTTGAGGTCTGATTGTAACCAATCTCAAATCTTGACCTGTAACAGATACGTCAGTTCTTAATCCAATTGGATTGTTTTCATCATATGTTCCGGGTCTTATAACAATTGTATCACTCGCTTCTGCTATTGCTGCTGCACCACCAACTGTTCTTTTTGCATCACCCTCAAGTAATCCACTATTGGCATCGTTACCACTCTCCGAAACCCAAATAGTTCTCTTTGTTTGAACACCAGAAGGTCTCCAAGAAACACCACTTCCAACTGCAGCAAGACGATAATCTTTATCGCCACCAGTAGAATCATTAACATCCTGTATAAAAGAATTTAGTATTAGAGTGCCATCAATATCAACTTCATCCTCAAAATATGCAGTACTTCCAACACCAACTGTATTAGCAATACTTACATTATCTACGGTTAATCTTTTTGCAATTCCTACACCACCATCAACAACTAATGCGCCTGTTGTTTTACTGGTTGAATCCTTCGTAGAATTTATGCTTATAATGCCCGTAGCATCATTCTTACCTATCTCAATAGAAGTTGCAGCACCACCAAGATTTAATGTGGTTACAGTGGTGTTTAATAAGTTAAATGTGGATTGATTAGTTTTTATATCTCCACCAAAAACAGATAAATCATCTTTAACAAATAATTCACCACCTACAGTAGCAGCACCTCCTATAGTAGCAGCACCTCCTACAGAAAGACCATTATCAACAAATAAGTCTCCACCGGTTGTTGTAATACCTCCATCAGATGCAAGAGTTGTTACACCACTAATAGAGACACCGCCATAAACATCCAAAGGAAATCTTGGATTTGTAGTTCCTATTCCAAGATTACCCTCCGATGTAATGGCAACCACACCAGAAGTATTTTTACCAATCTGTAGTGCAACTAATGGATTATTGGTAAAAATACCAACATTGGTCATTCTATAAATGTTATTATCGGCAACTGCCTTGTCACCACCTATTGCATTTCCCCAATAATCATTGGAAAATATAGTGGCAAGTCCTAAAATTCCGGAAGATGTAATTCCCAGAGTCTCGGTCAAAATACCAAGACTGTTTCTCTCCACGAAATTAATATTTGTGAAAGAAACCCCTTGTCCTACTTCAACACCTTCTTCTTGTAAAAAGACACCTTCCTGAACTTCTGTACTTAATTCTTTCCAGAAAATTCCATTTGCATCAACAGAAAGAACGTTTGTATTATTACCTCTTTTATCAAATTGATCATAAATGTATTTTGTGATCTTTATACTTCCACCAACTTCAAGAACTCTATTGCCTGTTGGATCAATATAATCAGAATTAATACCTACCCTACCACCATTAATATCAACCGTTCCTCCTATTCCAACATTACCAATCGCAACAATTGATCTATCAGGATTTAATGTGTTAATTCCAATTCTTTTAGTATTATCATTAACATTTAAAAGTTTTTCCTTAGTACCTACACTAAAATATTTTCTTACTCGTAAAACATCAAGATTAACATCACCAGTAAAAATTGTGTTATCTACAACAATTTCATTCGCATAAAGTTTATCGTAAATATATACGGTTTCAAATATCGAATTACCTAATTGAGAAAAATCTGGATTTATTCTTGGTATTCCCATTTTTTATGCTTTTAATTTTGGATTTCCAGAAGCTAATGACCCTTTAAAAGATGCAACTGTGCTTGAAGACATTAGTGCTTCTTTCAATTCAAATTTTTTTATTTTTCCATTCTCTACAGGAATCAAATTTTGTGCATGAAGTTCAATTTTATTTGTTTGCCCTTCATTATTTCCAATTCTAATTGAAGGAGCATCTATTACAATTTCATCTGTTGCCTTTAAAGTAATTGTTTCTGCACCTACAACGAATGATCCACTATCAGCATTAAAATGAATATTGCCATTATGTGCAATTAAAGTAAAATCTGGTTGTCCATCTCTATTTTTATCTCCACACTCTATTTCAAACCGTCCTTCTGTTCCTTGATGAAACATCCCATTTTCATACAATCCTTGTGAGCAACGAATACCAGACTCGTTTTCACTTTTAATAGAAAAGGCACATTTACCGGCAGTAGTTTGCTCTTCAGAATTCGACTCAATAACTAATTTTGGACTACAAACCTCTCGATATAAACTATCAGAATTTGCCATATGTTACCTCACACAATCTATAACTTGAATAACTTCTCTCTGTGGCGGAACAACTGCCATTATTGGTCTTAGCACAGCTCCAAACCCAGTGTTACTGTTGATATTTAGGTCAGGCAATCCATTGTATCCTAAGTTTTCAATTTCAGTGTCAACAATTTGACCATCACGAATTGTTAATTTAATCCCTTGAGCAGAATCACCTTCAGAGTATCCAGATCCGGGATTTTCAATTACAATATCTTCAATGTATAATGGATCTTCAATAAGACCTTCCGTTGGGTAATTTTCTCCTTTACTAATAATACTTATAGAAGTAACTTGACCATAAGTTGGAGAACTAGGATTTGTATCTATGTTTGCTCTGCCATATGCACCATATCCCTTATCACATGCATCAGTAAAAGATACAATTGGTGGAGTTGTATATCCACTTCCGGGATCTTGAATTTCTACACCAACAATACTTGCAGTCCTTTGTGCAGAATCAATTACACCTTCACTATCAACTTCATTAATAATATTGCCAAGTATTACTCTTCCAAATGCTCCTGCACCATCACCACCAAAAAATTCTACATTTGGTGTGCCACAACTGACAACATTTCCAGTATAACAACCCGAATTTGGATCAGCATTTTCTAGGGTCTCGCCAAATATAGACCATGATCCATATTGATTTTCAAAATCATTTGCAAGATTTGCAGCACCTCTTGACAGTGCTCCTTTTGCAAATATTCTATCAAAGGCGTCTTTCTGCTCTCCTTCTCCCCTATCTCTCAACAATCCTTGATTGATTTTATATTTTGTAGATGGAGGACACTTTTTCTTCTCATTACAATTTAAAAGATTTTCAACCTTTCTCAATGTTTTCACTACACCAACAAGAAAATCTCTTACATCAAAAACAAATTCTAATGCATTCTTAATCGGTTCCAATATTGGTGAAACGGTGCTCTCAATGATATCTATCATCTTATTAGTAAATGCACCCAATATTTGCTCAACTGCACAAATAGGGACATTCAATACATTTTTTACTGCTTGTGATAGCAAATCAGTGAATATTTTTTCTGCGGCATCCGTAACCTTATTTGCCAAACAAGCAAGTGCCTTAAACAGATTATCAACTGGATCAATTTGAGCGCCTTGTTTTTTTGCTAATTCATCAAGAGCTTTGAATAATTCATTTCCTTTATATGAAGATCTAACTGCATTTTCCAGTCCTGCAAGTCCACCTTTTATTCTTTCAATCAATTCATCTTGAAATCTTCCCACAACAGAATTTACAAAACCTTTCATACCAATAGAAAGAAGTTTCACGGTTTTTTTCAATTCTTGATCTAAACTTGAGGATGAATCAAGTGGTTTTGTTACCAAAGCAAAAAAGTTTTCCAGATATGCTTCTGCCTTCGCAAAGGTATTATCTTTACAAGGATCTGGAAGAATTACTACATGACCAGATGTATTACTGATAGGATCTGCACAAACTGACATATATTTTTTGAATTATTTATGGAGATGTTCTACCTTGTTTCCCATTCCCAGGTATTAGTCTTGGCGTGCATATTCCTTTTTGTTCACATGTTTCTTGATTTTTTGTTAATGATGTCTTTTTTCTACTTCCAACAAATCCAGTTTTTGGATCAAATCTACCAGATCCATATCCATATTGTATATCAGACGTTCTACATAAAACATGCAATATAATTGGCAATTGTTTATTATCACCATCTAAAAATTTACCCAAAACAACATCTCCTTGAGTCAATTTAGATGTTTTATAACACGATCCACCGCCGCCGCCATCAGCAGGTGAGAATCCAGTTATGGCATAAGTAATTTCTTCATCAGTTATACTATTATCAAGTGGATGATAACCCATAATAGCCACTCGATAACGAAAACCAAATCCTTTCTTTCCCGTAGATTGATCTTTTTGGGATTCAAAGGGCAATATCATACCTATCCACTCATTTGTCCCCAAACCATAAAAATTAAATTGTGCCGAATTTAGTCCTTCCATTATTTGCTCTTACTAAAATGTAATCCATAAGAATCGCGAATAAGTTTTAATCCAGTAGTAGATACTTTAGGAGTAAAATGATGCCTTATTCCCCTAATTATATATTTACCACTTTTAACTTGATCAACACCTTGCACCTTATCATTAGATATACTTTCAATATTTAAAATAATCGAATCTCCAGCTTCAAGTAAAATATTTGATGGAATTGTTACATTATGAATTTGAGAAAATAATGCATTATATCTAGTAGTTCCTGCTGCATAGTAAAGTTCTGGATTATTATTTTGAGTTTTTTCTTCTGTATTACTTCCTATATCTAGGATAGCAGACTGAACTCGATGATATTTTTTCCCCTCATTGAAATCTTGATCTAAAATTCTTGGAAGTTTTTGTTTTTTACCCAATGAAGAAAACTTTGAATTTGTTATCACAGATATGTCAATTTCGGTAAATTTAAAAGTTAGTGGATTGAAAAATAAATTTTTTGTAGCATACATTCCAGATCTAATTTGCATCAACAAATCTTGATCTTTTTCTGTCGAAAATGTTGCTACCTTAAAATCAGCACTGTCATCTTTAGTTTCAAAAGATGATATATTTTTGCCATTATATTCATAAGGAATTTTAAATTCCTCTCGATTTATCAAAGTATCAATAGAAACATAATTAAATCCACTCTTTGTTTCATAACAAAAATAACCAGGATTTACTGTATTGGGGGGTATAGATTGTTTTAATAAAAGTCCTATTAATAAATCAAATGGTCTCTTTCTCATTCCAGTAAATGTGAGACTATTGATTGCTTCTTCAATAAAAATTTTATTAGATTTTATACCCAATTCTTTTGTTAATATAGATTCTACAGATTTGGTAATTTTTCCATTAAATGATCGTGTAATTCTGGTAGTTTCATTTAACCATCCAATTTTAGATGTAAACTTTATAGATATTGTTTCTGAATTAGAATCTTGGATTAGAGGAACAACCTTTGTCACATATAAAACTTTATAATCATCTCCAGAAAAATTCAATACTCCATTTTTTGTGCGTATTTTTGTCGATATTATTGATCCTGCACGAAGAGGTAAATGCGATAATATACTTCCTACTCTATTTTGGGGATCTTCCCTCGATACAGCAGCATCAGATCCACTAGAAATTATAATTGTGCCAGTAATGCACGGTGATAATATAGATTCAAAGTAATCAAAACTAATAATTCTTATCTGACCATCATAAAGATTTACAGAATTACTTCCGTCATCAGATGTAATTATAAATTCTTCAAATATACTTGCTTGTGCTGCATTCATTATTGAGGTCCTCTCGTTTGCCAGGGATTTAAAGGTCGTCCACCATAATCTTTTCCTCCACCAGGTCTATAGACCTTTGTAGAATTGCCAGTAACTGGAACTGGAGTTTCAATAGGCACTAACTTTTCTACAGGAACTATAATAATTTGTTTCTTAATTTCGTCACTTAAAGGAATTATTTGTCTAGATGTTATACTATTATTTAACTGCCCACCTTCACCATCTTTAGATTTCTCTGGTCCACTGGATAAGTGAGCAATTAAATAATAATTTCCATATTTATCCACAATAACTATATTATTTCCATATCCACTTGGATCTCTAACCGTATCATAATCAACAAGTTTCAATCCCCCTTTAAGAGTAATTGGTGTCCCCTTCGGAATACCATAATCCAATCCACGGTGCCCTCTACCATCACCAATTGTTGAAGTTTGAGGCCAATCAGACAATGGTTTACCACCAACAATAATATTACTCAAAACTGATGAAGGAATCTCTCCTCCCGCTCCTCCTTCCCCCCTTCCAGTTTCAATGTGAATGTGAGAACCCTCTGGACCTTCTGGGATCGTATACCCACTATGCCCAACTCTTCCAACAATTTGTCCGGTAATTTTACCATCACTAATTACAACTTTATTATCAGTTGCCGGTTTATTATCATTAGTAGTAATAGATTTTTTCCTTTCTGATGATTTTAATAATTTTGCAATTTCTTCTAATTTATCATTATTTTTTTCAAATAGATTTACATTTTCGCTGTTTTGCTCTGTTACCTTTCCAAATAACCTTAAAGGATTTGTTTTTGCATTTTCATAATTATTTCTTCTTGGTGGAAGATTCGCATTTTGTCTTTTGTTTACTAAACCACCAGTATTTCTTTTTTGTATTTCCGGTTTTACTTGAGTTTGTTGTTGAATGACAGGCGTAGAAGGATCCGTATAATTATTTACTTCTTGAGTTTGAGTTGTCTCAGATTCAGTATTATCATTATCTTTTGACAATTCAAAACCTTCATCTAAATCCTTATCAATTAATTTGAGTGTATCTTCTGCAGTTTTAATATTATTTCGTGCTTCATTTTCATTAAAAAATAATGGCGCAACAGAATTATACAAAAATCCTATTCCATTTATCACAAATCCCAATCCTTTCATAAAACCTTCATATATTGGTTTCATAGTTTCAAAAATAGGAGTCAACTCTGCAATTATTTTTGGCAAATTATTAACTACAAATCCAAGTAATATAGCACTGAAAAATCCCATTATTCTATCAAATACTCCCATAACAGGACTTGCAATTTTTCTTACAATTCCTTTGGCAAGTTCGGATCCAGGAATTCTAGGGGTCTCTATTTTTTTCTCTCTTTCAAATCTTTTTTCGCCTTGTATTTGTTTCCTTAATATACTTGTCTTTTTAATTTGTAACTGTTTCAAATTTTTATTTGATGTAGTCAATACACTTTTTATATTACTAACATTAAGTTTTAAATTCTCGACGCTTTCCATTTATTACACTCCCAATCCAAGAGAAGATGCAGTGTAGTATGAAACATAAAAATTATCATTATCCTCTGCATCAAGTGCAATTATCGAATCTCCACCAGAGGGTGTTGAATTTACTTTAGAAGCAGATAAATTAGTGGCAGCACTTATCGGAGGCAACATTGTAATCGATGGAGACCTATTCATAGATCTCATTGACATGTTTGAAGTATTTTTCTTCACAGGATTCAAAGATTTATTTGCCATTGAATCTCGTGGTCCTCCAATGGCACCATATAATTTATTATATAAGTTGGGATCAAGCGCTTTTAATGTTTCTTTTTTAAAGTACTTGGAAAGCACTTCTATAGATTCTTCAAATTTTTCATTCGCTTCTTTAAATATATTATTATTATATTCTTGTTTTCTCAATGAGAGAAACATTTTCTCAAATAATTCTCCACCATTACTAATAATATCAGATAAAAATCCCGAAAATCTTGCTGTTTCTTTTTTAGGGACAACAGCCTCTCCAGGAGTAGCAAGTATTGGCACAATGTCCTTATTAATATTGGGTCCAGGAACAATACCACCTCTATTCATTTTTAAAGGATCTTCCTGTTTTTCTCCAACAATTGCATCGTAAATTTTACCACCAACAAAGTCACCAAGTAAACCCCCAGCAAATGTTCCAACACCAGGAATTGGAATTAATGTTCCTAAAGCACTACCAAGCAACATACCAACCGACTTTGCTGCTGCCCTACCTATTGGCTCTCCAAGAGCAAGAGACACGGCAAAATCAATTAGTGCTCCAAATACAGGTACTCTTTTAAATACTGGTCTCAAAAATTTCATGAGACCTTTTGCACCAAGTGCTTTTACTACCTTTTTACCAGCTAACTTTGATAATACTTCTGCTTTTTGAACTGCCTTTGCTACTGGATTTTTAGTTCTCTTATATACATCTACTCTCTCATGAAGTAGTCCACCAGAACCAGGTTTTGCTCTGGTAATTCTTTCCATCTCAACATTAACACCTCTTCTACCACCGGCAGCATTTCTAATTAAACCACCTCTCCTTATAGCATCACCAGCACCAGCACCAGCACCACGTCTACCAATACCAATAAGTCTCAGTGCTCCACGGATAAGTTTATATAATCGATAAATTTTTAATACAACATTAGTTAAAAGAAAACCGCCAATAACAGCAAGAATTGGTTTCCAATGTTTCCCAATAAAAGTAAATATCCCCGCTATTTTTTCAGCATTACCTGGTTTTGTTAACCAATCAATCGCCTTATTAACTACAAATCCAGTAATAATGGCACCAAAAAAGTCAAGTATTTTTTGAAAAAATCCTTTTACAGGAGTAGTAACTTTATCAACTTGATTTTTAACAAAACCACCAATTTTTTTTACACTTTCTACACCTGCTTCTGCCCTACTCTTTTTTTCCTTATCAGATGTAATTTTTATTTTTTGTATATCTTCTTTCTCTTTTGCAATCCTATAAGCAAAATCAGTTGCTAACTGATTTTGTATTTCTATAAGAATATTGTTTGTTTCTACTAATGTTTGTTCAATTGGCGTGCTTTCTTCTTTTCTTAAATAACTTGGATCAACATAAGACTTACTTGCCCCTATTTGCATTCCTTTAGGAATTTTGATAGTAGTCGATTTTCCAATAGATTTAAAGGCACCACGAAAAACTGAAGAAGAAATCATTTTCTTCCCCAACTTTGGTTTTTTATCTAAAGTAGGTGCCGTAAAACTTTGACTACTAAATACCACTCTGTTTTTGCTGTTTTAAATTTTCTTCCTCAATATATTGTTGCAAAAGAGAAACATATATTTCTCTTTCCCAAGGTATCATATTTTCTAGTTCCGTCAATGAATATTTATGGTGCTGAATCAAGGCAAAGTTTGTTTTGTAATAATTTTCCAAACTCTCATGAGCCAGCGCTAACTGAAAAAACTTGCTAACCCTTCCAATACAACTTCTGACTCCACACCTGTCTTTGGATTCTTCACATTAATTGTATGTGATAATTTTGGCATCGTGTTAAAGAATTCTTCAATTTTCTTAAATTGTTTGGTATTCATTTGCTCGATGAAATCATTCAATTCTTTCTTACTACAATCAGAAGCATCCCAAGATTCTTCATCAGTAAATACTTGACCAATGCAAGATGCTATCACTTGAATAGACTTATCAACTTGTTCATTTTTATTATCAACTTCAAAATTACTTTCAACAAATTGATTTAAAGATGGATATTTCATTTTAACCGAAAGATTATCATCCAATTTAATAATATTACTATGATTAGGATTCTTTTGAACCTTAATTAAATCAATATCAATTTCAACTTGTAATTGTGTTTCTCCATCATCTGGACATGTTACACTTACTTCTACAGATTCTCCTACGGATTTTGCACGAACATTTAAAAACAAATATTCAATATCAAAAGTTGATAACTGATCTACTTTAATTCCTCTTGTAATAATACAATCTGATATAACAGTTTTAATTGCATTTGAAATTTGTTTAAGATCTTCACTCTCCAGTGCCATGATAAGAATTTTTTCTTCTTTTACAAGAAATGGACGATATTTAATTAATTTTCCATTTGAAGGCAATTCCAACTCATATGTCGGTGTCGAAATCTTGGGTAAAGGCATACTGTTTGATACAATTCAGGTATGATTATTTATTACCCCACGCCAGGAGGAAGACCTACTTGATCATCCCCATCAATGTTCAATCCTGTTTTATTAGTAGGATAATCATGAAAAGGACCTTTATTCCATCCTCTATATTGCTCAACAATATACCTATCATAAGCAAAAGAAACTGTAACTCTTAAAACTTCTGCACTTCCATAAGAAACTGGAATAGAAGTAATTGCTTTAGGAAAAGCATGAAAAAATCTATAGGATATAATTGGTCTCTCTCTTTCGTTTGAATCTTTTTCACCCTTTGTTATATACAGTCCATCCAATTTATACCCATCAATGGGATCTAAAGGATAATTGAATCTTTTATAATATCCATCATGTGCTACCGAAACTTGACCACCTTGCTTATTCACTGGATAATTATTTTCACCGGCAACATAATCTATCCAACCCTCAAAAAATTTCAAAACTCGATAATCCCCATCAAGATAAAAAGTAAAATCACTATCGGTATATAATCTCGTATGAGCATATTGCTCATTAATACCATGAAAATTATCTTTTACCTCTGCTGTGGCAAGAGAACTAGTGGGAAGTGTTGCCTCAGAACACATCAATCCAAGATTATTGCTCAACCAATCCACCTTTAATCCATATTTTTTAAGAAATTTCATAAGACCACTTCCTTCCGAAAGTCCAGTCATATGAACTTGATAATAATTCGATAATGATACATTGGTAATTTGACTTCTTTCGATAGCACCTACTTTTAAGTCATTTATCCTTGGCATCCTAAATACCTTATACGAATCCTACATTATTAAGTATTTAGATGGCATATAAAGGAAAATACCAACCATCCTTTCCTAAAAAATATAAAGGTAATCCATCAAATATAGTATATCGTTCTCTATGGGAGCGAAAGTTTATGGTTTATTGTGATAAGAATGAAAATATTTTAGAATGGGCAAGTGAAGAAATTGCACTCCCTTATCGTTCACCATTGGATAATAGAATTCATCGTTACTATCCTGACTTCTACATCAAAGTAAAAGAATCTAATGGTGCAATTAAAAAAATGCTAATTGAGGTAAAACCCAAAAAGCAGTGTGTTGAACCAATAAGACCAAAAAGAAAGACTAAAGGATATATTTACGAAGTCAAAGAGTATGTAAGAAATCAGGCAAAGTGGAGAGCAGCAAAAGATTTCTGTGAAGATCGTCAATGGGAATTTAAAGTAATCACCGAAGACGAATTGGGAATTCATAAATGAGATATCCAACAGACATTAATAGCAATCGCATTCGTGGAGTGGTTGATAATCTAATTGGCACAGAAGATGCCGATGATATCATGATGGAATTAATGAATGCTCTTAGTAGTGACTCTACGCTTGTTCCAGATGTTGGAAAGTATTATGTATTTGTTTATAGACCGAAAACTCCTCTAATACAATACGATCAAAATCCTTTGGTGGCAGTTACTGATATATTTCGTTGGGGATTTCGTGGAATCAATTATCACTGGAGACAATATCGTCAATATTCTTGGGAAGAAGTTGTTGGATCATTATACCAAATATATCCAGATGAGCTTGCAGATGCAAGAGAGCTTCCAATTCAAAAATTCATTCTAAATAGTTAGAAAAAACGATAATGACATACACAGGAGCAAGTAGAACAAGATATAGTGGAGGAAGACCCAGACCTACTCCTAATAATACTCCTAATAATACTCCTAATAATGCTGGCAACCCCCAATACTATGAAGTGCTTGGAAATGTTTATGGTCCTGATGGTCGTAGAGAGGGAATAACAGAAGACCATGCTGATTACAATAAAGATCCCAAAATAGAAAAATTGGGTGCTGGACGTAATATAAAAAAATTAGAATCAAATTTAAGATATCCCATAGCAAGTATTAATCTTGATCAAGATCATATAAAATTTGATATTATTAAGTATGAAAGAAAAAAATCAGAAGGTATTAGTTATACATCAGGAGAGCAAGTAAAGGTATTTGAAAAGAATAAAGATGGAACCGATTATATTGAAAAGGGAACTACAATAATTAATGTAAGAAACCAGAATGCTTTTGATAACCCATTTGTTGGAGGTGCTCGTAATCCTACTGCAGAAAATCGGTTGGGATCAATAATATTACCAATTCCTGGACAAGTATCTGATACTAATGCAACAAATTTTGGCGAAAGTAATTTAAACAATTTTTATGCTGCTGCTATTGGCACTGCTCTAAAGGGAATATCTTCTGGTAGTCCAGAAGAATTAGCAACATCATTAGCATCAAGTACAATTGATGCTGCAAAAATAGCGCAAGATCGAAAAGTACAAGCTGCGTTGCGGTTATTTTTTGCTTCACAGGCAGTTTCTAGTCTAGGAGCAAACGTAAGCACAGATCAATTATTTGCAAGAGCAACTGGATCAATAATAAATCCAAATATGGAATTATTATTTAGTGGTCCAACTTTAAGACAATTTAATTTCGAATTTAAATTCACTCCAAGATATCAAAAAGAAGCAGTGATGGTTAAAGATATCATGAGGGTTTTTAAACAAAACATGAGTCCAATATCATCTCCAGGAGATAAGTTTATGCAAACTCCGAATATTTTTAAATTATCATATATTGGTAAGGGAAGTAATTATTTAAATAGGTTTAAACTTTGTGCTCTCACAAATATGAGCATTAATTATACTGGTGAAGGAAATTATGCTACTTATGCTGATGGTGCTCCAGTTTCGAGTACGATGCAATTAGCATTTCAAGAGTTATCACCAGTATATTATAGTGATCACGATGACGTAGGCGGAACAGGATACTAAAATGGGATATTTCAGAGAACTACCAAATTTACTTTATCAATCACCACTGACAAATAGAAATACTTCTGATCAATACGTTGCGGTAAAAAATCTTTTTAGAAGAAACAAACTTCGTGATGACCTCCAAAATGTTTTTACTTTGTTTAATAAGTATGAAATTGTAGAAGGTGCAAGACCAGACACGATTGCCGAAGAATTATATGGAAGTGCAGAACTAGATTGGGTTGTTATAATGACTGCAGGTATTGTTAACATAAGAGATGAATGGCCTCTATCAAATTATCATCTATATGAATACGCTAATAATAAGTATGATGACATCAATGCAATTCACCACTATGAAACAACTGAAGTAAAAGATAATAATGGTCGATTAATTTTACCAAAAGGAAAAGAAGTTAATAGCGATTTTAAAATTCCTAATCCAGATGATTATACTGCACAAAAATTAAATCCAGTCAGAGGAATTACAAATTATGAATACGAAGTTAGAAAAAATCAAGAAAAATCTAATATATATCTTTTAAAACCAAGATACTTACAACAATTCTTGAATGACATGAGACAAATCATGACTTATCAAACTTCTTCTCAATACATTGATGAAAGATTAATTATAACAGAGAATACTAGAAATACCATACCACCTGCATAAAAAAGGGGGAGGTTTCCCTCCCCAACTCTATCAATCTTCGGCAAGACGGGCAAAGTAGGACATTGCATCATCGTCCTCATCTTCAGTCATTTTAGAAGAACTCAGACTATCAAGTTCATCTTTGAGTGATTGGGGAACAGAAGGTGCTACATCTCCACGATTCTGCTGACGAAACTCTTCT